GATGGCGTGCGCACCGTCTATCACATCTACACATGGATGGAAGAGGAGGACGACAAGTTCTCAAAGGGCGAGCGTGCTCCATACATCCTGATGATCGACAAGAACTCCAGCGAAGTGGTGGGGCTCTATCGCAACTGGGAAGACGGCGACAAGCGCATGTCCAAGCTGGACTGGATTGTCGAATTCAAATTCATACCTTGGCGTGGTGCATATGCTATTGGTCTACCTCACCTTATTGGTGGCTTATCGGCCGCTCTTACTGGTGCTCTACGAGCTCTGCTCGATTCGGCGCATATCAACACTAACCCCACCATGCTCAAGCTCAAGGGCGGCAAAGTCTCGGGGCAAAGTATCGTCGTCGAGCCCACGCAAGTCACAGAGATTGAAGCAGCGCCGGGAATAGACGATATCCGCAAGATAGCCATGCCCATGCCATTCAACCCCCCAAGTCAGGTGCTCATGTCCCTGCTCGGCTGGTTGACTGATGCTGCCAAGGGCGTGGTCACCACGGCGGAAGAAAAGATCGCTGACGTGACTGCCAACTCCCCTGTCGGTACAACGCAAGCTCTGATCGAGCAAGGCGCTGCAGTGTTCAGCTCCATCCACGCACGTCTGCATCAGTCGCAAGCTCGCGTGTTTAAGATTTTGGCGCGATTGAATCGCTGGTATCTGGATGAGGATGATATCGAGATGGCTCGCGAGCTCGGCGTGACAAGCGCTGACTTCGAGAAGAACGACGACATCGTTCCTGTATCTGACCCACACATCTTTGCGGAGACGCAACGCTATGCTCAGGTTCAAGCTCTCGCCGCACGCGCACAGGCGAATCCAGACCTCTACAATCGCTTGGCTGTTGAGAAGCGAATTCTTAAGCAGCTCAAGATTCCTGATACGAATGAAGTGCTACCTGATCCGCAAGATGTTAAGCAGATGAACCCTGCGCTAGAGAACGTGGCAATGACGCTGGGTAAACCCGTCGGCGCGTTCCCCGGTCAAGACCACCTCGCGCACATCCAAGTCCTGCTCGACTACGCACGAAACCCGATGTATGGCTCAAACCCAATCATCGCGCCTGTGTTCATGCCTGCAGGTCTGGAGCACCTCAAGCAGCACCTGACTCTCTGGTATCTGGATCAGATGGACATGCACACCAGCCAAGCGCTTGGTCGCAAGTTCAACATCCTGAAGGAAGAGCCAATCATCAAAGAAGCCCAGCAGTTGCTCGCGGCATCCTCGCAGCATGTATTTATGGACGTCCCACAGCAGTTCGGTGGAGTCCAGCCAGTCATGCAGCAAATGATGCAGATGATGCAGCAGCTCCGCCAGCAGCAGCAACCTACTGATCCGTCAGTACAGGCGCTGGTGCAGACGCAGATGGCTGAGACGCAGCGCAAAGGTCAGGCAGATCAGCAACGCATCCAGCTTGATCAAGCTAAGCTCGCGCAAGACGGCAAGCTCAAGATGCAGGAATTGGTCGCCGCCGAGCAAGAGAAGGCAGCGGAGATCACTCATGATGTCAATGTCCTGACGATTGAGAAGCAATTTGAAATGCAACAGCAGCAAGCCGAACAGCAGGCTGCTATGGCACAGCAGGCGCAGCAAGCGCAACAAGTACAGCAACTTGCCGCACAGCAGGCTGCGCAACAACCCCAACCACCTGAAGGAGTACAAAATGTCTGAAGCAATTCGTATGCACAAGCGCATGGCTATGTATGGCATGGGCGAAGCAAACACCATGAAGTCTGGCGGCAAAGTAGCTAAATTCGCCAAAGGCGGCGCAGTCATGTCTGAGAAAGGCGTGTCAACTCTGCCAGCAAAGAACTCATCGCCCCCACCACTCGCACGCCCAGCAGCAGGTATGGCTGGCAAGATTGCTACCCTGAAGAAAGGCGGCGCTGTGCCTCCTAAAAAGGGTGTCGGCTTGACAGTTGCCATCGCTGTACCTATGCGCAAGGCGGCAGGTCGTGGAAGGTAGGCTAATCCATCAACTCAAGCAGAGGCGCGACGAGATCGCCCTCTCGCTTGCCAACGGCAACGCTATAAATATCGAGTCATACCAGAGAATGGTAGGGATTTATCAGGGGCTTGGAGAAGCTCTGGATATTCTCGATGAGCTGCTGAAGGAAGACTGAAGTTTGTAGTACCACCCGCTCTGAATAGAGCTATTGAAAAGGAGTGTCGAATGACGCTTGAAGAAGCATTTCCATCCGTAGACTCTGGCTGTACCCCCCTTGGTGGTCGGGTATTAGTTCAGTTCAAGCAAGTCCCAAAGAAAACCACGGACAGCGGAATCATTTTGGTGGAAGACACCAAGGAGACCGAGAAGTGGAACACGCAAGTAGCGAAAATCGTCGCGCTTGGCCCCCTTGCATACAAAAACCGCGACACTTTACTCCCTTGGGCTGAAGGCACTTGGGCAGAAGTGGGCGATTATGTGCGCGTTCCAAAATGGGGCGGTGACCGATGGGAAGTACCCTACGGTGAGGTGGTGAATGGCGAGCAAAACATGGCGCTGTTCTCCGTTTTTAACGATCATGAGGTCATCTCTAAGGTGACTGGCGATCCCTTGAAAGTTAAGGCGTTCCTGTAATGGACAAACTCAAAAAGCAACAATACCACGCTGATTGGTTTCAACGTAACAAAGCAGAGCAATTAGCAAAACAGAAGGCACGTCATAAAAAAACGCCAACCCAAAGTTTTAATGCAATTTTGCAACAAGCGAAAAGGCGTAGAAACGTAGAAATTGACATTGAATATTTAATGGAAATTTACGATCAGCAAGAAGGTTGTTGCGCATTATCTGGAGTTCGTATGACTTGGGCTGGCGGAAAAACTACGCCAACGTCTATTTCTGTGGACAGAATAGATAATGAAAAAGATTATGTTCATGGGAACGTGCGACTTGTTTGTATGTGCGTAAATGCATTTAGAAACATTATGAATGATGATCAATTATTGATTATGGCGCAAGCTATTGTTTCAACAATGTCATCCAAAAAAATTGTTTCTGAATGTTTAATTAAGGAAACAGCATGAACTCAACAGATAAGATGGAAATGCAGGTCGAAGAGGCGTCAGACGGTAGCGCGACGGTCGAATTGCCCTTGGAAGAGGGTGATGCAAAGCCAGAAGCGCAGCCAATGGCACAAGGCGGCTCTGTAGACGACGATGATGACGGTGACGAAGGCGATGATGGTCTGAATAATGACCCTGATCGTGAGGCGATCCGTGAAGCACGTCGCGAAGAGCGCAAACTCAAGAAGCAAATTCACCGCGAGAAGGCGAAAGAGTCCAACCATTTGATCAATGCCCTCAAAAAGCAGAATCAACAGTTGGCGGAGAGGCTTGCAAACCTCGAAACACGCACATCTGGCGCTGAATTAGCGCGTGTCGAGAAGGTGATGGACGACACGCAGGTGCAGATTGAGTACGCCAAGATGAAAATGAAGGAAGCGGTCGCGTCTCAGGACGGCGAGTCGATGGTTCGTGCGCAGGAATTGATGTATGAGTCGATGCGAAAGTATGAAGCACTCAAAAACATCAAGGAAAACGCCACGAAGCAGATGTCTCAGCCCCAGAGACAGAATATTCAGCTTCCCGACCCCACTGTGCAGCGTAATGCAGCAGATTGGATGGCTAAAAACACATGGTATGACCCCGCAGGCAAGGATATCGACTCTGAAATGACGCAAACGATTGATAAGCGTCTGACAGCAGAGGGGTATGACCCATCCAGCCCAGATTATTGGGATGAATTGGACACGCGCCTGTCGAAATATCTGCCACATCGCTACGATAGTGGCAACAAACGGGGTGCAACCATGCAACGAGAGCGTCCACGCTCAGCCGTCACAGGCACAGGCAGGGAATCGTCACCTACACGCAGCGGGAACAACTTCACACTCTCTCCAGAGCGTGTTGCCGCCATCAAAGAGATGGGTGTGTGGGATGATCCAGAGAAGCGCAAGAAAATGATCCAGCGCTTTGTTGAATATGACCGTCAGAACAAAGGAAGATAATCATGGATGACCGTATCCGTAAGAACAGNGGCGCAGGTCGTNAAAACCGCGCAGCAGTAGACAAATCACGCGCNTCGGCTGATGATGCACTGGCATCAGCACCAACCCGTCGTCGTCGCTTCCAGTCAGANTTCACTCAGGAAGCGCTGCCGAAGGTAGTAGGCGATCCAAACTGGCATTACTGCTGGTTATCGACCACCAACCAGTACGACACCATCCACAGCCGCATGCGCTTGGGTTATCAGGCGGTGTTGTGCGATGAGCTCGAGGGTATGGAGCACCTCAAGGTCAAGGAAGGTGAGCACGTCGGTCACATCTCCTGCAACGAGATGATCCTCTACAAACTCCCGATGGATATCTATCAGGATTACATGGCTGAGAAGCATCACTATCAACCAATGGAAGAGGCAGGCAAGATTCGCGTTCAGCAAGAACAACTGCTGAATTCAGCTCGCGACAGCAATGGCAAGAGCTTGATTCGCGCCGAAGGTGACCTGATCGATGGCGAGAAAGATGCGCCTGCGCCATTCTTTGAATAATGGTTGTTTTATTTATTTATTGAGTGCATAATGCTCGAAAGATCACCTGCTTTGTACAAGGCGGGTGATCAACAGAATTAGTACCCTAAAAATCACGTTCCAAGGTGATTTTGCCTGANGCTTTGAATAAAGCCGAAAACAAAATTGTCCTTCAACTATTTTTAGGAGCATCCTATGAGTGCAACCTCTGCACCTTTTGGTCTGCGACCTGCATTTCATCCAACTGGCTTGGATCGTGCTCAGGCGCTTGCCAACGGAATTACCTCTGGCTATGCTACGAACATCCTGAAAGGTCAGGCTGTCCAGTATTCGCCAAACGCTGGTGTCATTCTTCCAGTTCTGGATACAACCACAAACTCTGGTCTCGTCTCTGGCAGCTTTGCTGGCGTAGAGTGGACAGATACAACTGGTCGTCGTCGCGTGTCGAATTATTGGCCCGCCTCCACCACTGCAATCGCAGGTAGTATCGTCGCTTATTTCTACAATGATCAACAGATCGTTTATGAAATCCAGACAGACGGCACTATGGCTCAAACAGCTATCGGTAACGAAGCCAACCTGAGCAACTTCACTGCTGGTTCGACAACTACAGGTTTGTCACAGATGACCCTCTCCGCCTCACTGGTCGGTTCAGGTTCTGCTGGTCAATTCCGTATTGTTGACCTTGCTCCGATTCCGGGCAACAACTGGGGTGATCCATACGTCGTAGTTCGCGTACAGGTCAGCAAGCCACAGTTCATTTCAACCGTTAACGCTATCTAAGGGGAGATGACAAAATGGCAGCTCCAATGAGAAGTACCGACTTCCGAAGCATCGTTGAGCCAATTCTCAATGAATGTTTCGACGGAGTCTATGATCTGCGCTCAGATGAATGGTCACAGGTTTTCCGTGAGCAGATGGGCATTCCCCGTAACTACCACGAAGAACCCGTACTGTACGGCTTCGGCGCAGCACCTGAACTGCCTGACGGTACTCCTGTATCGTATCAGCAGGGCGGCGTTCTGTTCCTGCAGCGCTATGTGTACAAGGTCTACGGTCTGGCTTTCGCTCTGACGAAAGTTCTGGTCGAAGACGGCGATCACATTCGTATCGGTCAGGTTTATGCAAAGCACTTGGCTCAGTCACTGGTTGAGACCAAAGAGACGCTGGCAGCAAACGTCCTCAACAACGCATTCAACAGTTCCTACACGGGCGGTGACGGCGTACAGTTGAGCGCATCAAACCATCCAATCGTCAACGGCACATTCAGCAACTTGCTGGCTACTGCTGCGAACCTTTCGCAGACATCGCTTGAGCAAATGTTGATTCAGGTTCGTTCGGCTGTGGATAACAACGGTAAGAAGATTCGTCTTCAGCCACTGAAGCTGGTCGTTGCCCCCGGTAACGTGTTCCAAGCCGAAGTTCTGCTGAAATCGGTTCTGCGTACTGGCACTGCCAACAACGACATCAACCCAGTCAAGTCGATTGGTCTGATGCCTGAAGGCGCTGCTGTTATAAGCCGTTTGACTTCAGCAACCAACTGGTGGGTACAAACCGACGCACCAGAAGGCATGAAGTTGATGATGCGCCGTGGTCTCGAGAAGACTATGGAAGGCGACTTCGAGACAGACTCGATGCGCTACAAAGCAACTGAGCGTTACTGGTTGTCGTGGACTGATCCACGCGCCATGTTCGGTACGCCCGGAGTGTAAGCAAACGGGGGTGGGGAAACCTACCCCCTTTTTTAATTCGTCATACTTTTCATGGAGCAGACGACATGCCTCAATTTTCAGACGACCTATTCTTAGGTAACGCGCAAACCTTTATGGGTATTGCGCCATCATCGATTACTGCCACGTTCGCAGGTTCGATCACAACAACCACAATGACCGTCACAGCAATGCTGTCTGGCGATCCTATCGTGCTCGGTCAATACGTTTCAGGTACTGGCGTAACCGCAGGCTCGTATATCACTGCATTCGGTACAGGTACTGGCGGTGTTGGTACATACACTGTAAGCGCATCATCCTCGGCAACTGGTGCTATCACCATTACTGCTTCTGGTAACGCTTACCTTGGTGATCCAGCTCCAATGGACTTGGGTGTTGGTCCTCTTGGTCGCATCTACGTCTGGGACGTCGTGCCACAAACTTCGTCGACATCAAACATCGCCGCAACTCAGACTCCTGCAGCCGCAGGTAACCTGACCCTGACAGCAGGCGCAGGAACAAAATCTGTTGTCCGCGCTGATGGAACTACTGTCATTCAGCTTGATTGCCCACGCGTAGTTTCAGTCTCGCTGGTCACTGGCGGTACAGCACGCGCTTACACGATCACTGGCTTTGACTACTATGGTCAGGCTATGAGCGAAGTAATCACGTCGGTTGCTGCAGCCACGACAAACGGTAAAAAAGCGTTCTACCAGATCACTTCAATTTCTGGTGCAGGCGCTTCGACAACCGCTGTCACGGTCGGCACAACTCAGTTGCTGGGTTTTCCAGTTCGCGTGAATGATGGCGCTTACATCTGCCACGTTGGTTGGAACAACGGTTTTGCAATCGACAGCGGTACATTCGCTGCTGCTGTGCAAACTACCGCTACCACTACCACAGGCGACGTTCGCGGCACATTCAGCCCATCTAGCGCACCTGACGGTATCAAGCGCCTTGTTGTTGGCATCATGTTGCCAGCGATTGCGATTGGCCCAAATGCAACCCGCACTGGCGCTCTTGGCGTCACACAAGCCTAATTAGGAGCTCGTCATGGGTCAATTTAAACCAATGCCAAAGATGGAAACCACCGAGCCTTCAGTTGAACTCAAACTGAAAAAAGGTGGTGTTGCCAAGAAAGCAATCGGTGGCGCATTGCCATCGGCTGCTCCAGCAATGGGCGCTGCTCCTGAGCTGGCTGCACGCTTGGCGGCTGCACGTCCTCGTGGCGCTTCAATGATGGCATCGCGTGCTCCAGTGCGTCCAGCACCGGGCATGCCTGCTCAAGCTATGGCACGCAAGAAAGGCGGCGAAGTCGAGAGCAAATCAATGGAAGCCAAAGAAGAGCGCGAGATCAAAGGCATCAAGAAAGAACTGAAATCTCACGAAGGCAAGCCAGCAAGCAAAGCTCACAAGGGTTTGAGAGTTGGCGGCAAGGTTGAGAACGATGTTCCCGGTGGTCTTCTCGGCGGCATTGAAGCTACTCGCGCAAACCCCAAGCGCGTGACGGGTGGCATTGAAGGCGTCGGCTACAAGAGTGGTGGAAAAATTGCAAAGTATGCAAACACCAAAGTCGTAGAAGCCAAGCAAGTTAAGGGTTTCAATACCAAGACTGGCAAGCTCGAAGGTCGCGGTTATGCAAAGGGTGGCTCTGTAGCAAAGTATGAAAATACGATGATGCATGGCAACGGCAAAATGCCTACCAAACCCTTCGGCACAAAAAGCATCAAACAAGCTCCTGCTGGTTACAAGACTGGCGGTCATGTTGCGATGGCTTGCAAGGGTGGTGACGGCTTCAAAGCTGGTAAGAAAGGCGGTAGCTGGTAAAGTCAAGCGGGGGGTGTAATCGCCCCCTGTTTTGCGAAAATTCTCGAATTCAATAGGTGAGACATGGGTCAAATCGTTTCCTACACAGGGCCAACCTCCAACACGGATAACCAGATGCGCATTCAGACCTCGCAACGGTCTGCTGCATACGATCCTGTTGATAAGTTGCGCGTTTCAACCCCTCAATCACTGATTGATACTGACTTTGAATACGGTCAGCAGCCAAGCAAGTGGGAGCAATTGTCGCTCCAGAACAACCGCCAGAGCTGCTACTACTTTCAGACAAGTCCTGTGCCTGTCACCGCAATTACGGGTAACGGCACAACAACAGTTGTAGTTTCCACCACGGCAACCGTGGCAGTCGGAACTCCTGTTTTTATTGAAGACGCTCTGGACACCAACGCCAACGGCTGGTGGTATGTCACAGCGTCGACAGGCGGCACATCGTTTACGATTGTCACCACAAGCGTAGTCGCATCAGGCAACCAATACAATGCCACAGCGACTTATGTGTACCCCGGTTTCTTCTTCACCAACGCTGGTATCGCTGTAGCAACTGCAAGCACCACCGCCATCACGACTAGCGGTACAGCAATCACGGTTAACACGGTCGCGCCTCACGGCTTGTCTGCTGGATCGTATGTGTATATTGCAAACACGACAGGCGGCACAGGTGTCAATGGTGCTTGGGTTGTTGCAACTGTTCCAACCGCTAATCAATTCACTATCGCTACAACAGGCGCATCAGGTACAGTCACAACGACCGCCAATGCACAAAACAACGTCTATGCGCGTCCTTCTGGATATGTTGAGACCCGCGCCTATGACGGTTCGGTAAACTTCACTGCTGGCGCTGCTGTACCAAACCAATTGATGGTTCGTCAGACACGTCGTTACTTCCGCTATCAATCAGGTAAAGGTATTCAGTTTTCGACAGGCTCGATCCTGAAACCACGCTTGTTTGTTTCGTCAGTCACTAACAACTTATCTAACACCACTGTCACTGTGACGACCCGCTGGGCGCACAACATGACGGTAGGGTCTTACATCAAAGTAAGCGATGCAGTTGTTCCTGCATACAACGGCATCTTTAAGATTGCCACAGTACCGTCAGCCACAACGCTGACATATGTCACTGCAAACACTATTGTCCCGACTGCCAGCCCAGCACTTACGTCGATTGGATTACCTGTCACCGTGAGCCCATACTCATGGTATGGCTCGAGCAACAAGATCGGATTCTTTGATTCGCAGAACGGTTTGTTTTTCCAGTTTGATGGTCAGACGCTTTATGCGGTATGGCGCAACTCGATCAACCAGTTGAGCGGCACTGTGTCTGTCACGCAAGGTAGCGGTGCGGTTACTGGTACTGGTACGGTGTTCACGAACCAGCTCGCCCCCGGCGATTACATCGTGATCCGTGGTCAGTCATATCGCGTGCTGAGCATTGCAAGCGATACATCTTTGTACATCAGCCCAGAGTATCGCGGTCAGACAATTGCGAACGCGCTGGTATCAAAGACAATCGACACGCGAGTGCCACAATCGCAATGGTATGACCCGCTCGACGGGACAGGGCCTTCTGGCTACAACCTCGACCTCACCAAAAACCAGATGTGGTTCATCGACTACTCGTGGTACGGTGCTGGTGTTGCACGCTTCGGTTTGCGCACGACGCAAGGCGCTATTGCATATGTGTATTCATTCCAGAGCAACAACATTCAATACAACGCCTACATGCGCTCTGGTAACCTACCATCGCGCTATGAGTCGAGCGGTCAGGCTTCAATCACATCACTGTACTCAACGATTACAAGCGGTGCTACAACCATCCCAGTAGTGAGTGCAGCAGGGTTTAACCCAGCAGGTGGAACGATCAAGCTCACAGCCGCAGCAAACGGTGGTGCGGTTGAATATGCAACATACTCTGGAATTACGACTGCAGCTCAATCAGGCTTGGCTTACGACCAGTTCACTGGCGTGACTCGCGGCGTGACAGGCGGCGGAGCGGCATCTGCATTCACTGCAGTATTCCCATCGACAAACGCCATCCCTCCCGTTTCTGTTGAATATGCTCCACCAGATTCAGTCGCGGTAATCTCGCACTGGGGTTCGTCAGTAGTTATGGACGGTGGATTCAGCAACGACGTATCGTTGATTTATAACTACGGTACACAGTCTGCTGTGACAGTTGCAAACGGTACTGCCGTGCCAATTCTGGCAATTCGACTTGCTCCTTCGGTGGATAACGGTCAGGTCGGCATTTTGGGCAACAAGGAAGTCATCAACCGCCTCCAGTTGCAATTGCGCGAACTTGGCGTGGTGACTACTGGCACGTTCCTGATTCAGTTGATTCTGAACGGTTACACAACTGGTACACCTACATGGGGTTCGTTCCAGTCGCCAACACAGAACAACACTGTGACAAGCTCAATCGTTCAAATTGCAACGCAGACAAACACTGCTGCAACATTCACGGGTGGCGAATCAATCGGTGCTGCGTTCACAAATAGCACTGGTCAGACTACACTGGACTTGACCGCAATTTCTGGTATCGGTAACGCGATCTTGGGTGGCGGATTGAACAACACTGTGCCTACGAGTAACGTCGGTCAGTTCCCAGACGGCCCTGATGTGCTGTACGTCGTTGCCAACAACGTCAGCGGTGGTAACTCAACCATTCTGGCTCGTCTGAGCTGGCAAGAGTCGCAGGCTTAACATGCCAAGCAAATCCCCTTCTCAACATCGATTGATGGAGGGGGTTGCTCACTCCAAGGCTTTTGCCAAGAAAGTGGGCATCCCTCAAAAGGTGGGCAAGGAGTTTGCATCTGCTGACACTGGCGAGAAGTTTAAGGAAGGTGGGCTTTATGCCAACATCCACGCCAAGCAGGAGCGCATTAAGCATGGCTCTGGTGAGCATATGCGCAAGGCAGGAAGCAAAGGTGCGCCAACCGCTGCAGCATTCAAAGAGTCTGCAAAGACTGTGAAAATGAAGAAAGGCGGCGTGTCACTCGCTGTTGGTCGCGGTGAAAAGCTCTCGACAAAGCAAGGCGCTGGGATGACAGAAGCTGGTCGGAAGGCATATAATGCTAAAACAGGAAGCCACCTGAAAGCGCCGCAACCACAGGGCGGCAAGCGTAAGGATTCATTCTGTGCAAGGATGAGCGGCGTAGTCAAGAACGCAAGTGGCGATGCACCTCGTGCAAAAGCCTCACTGAAACGATGGAAATGCCCGGGGTGGTAAATGACGACAGGCTTGAATACTTCTGGAACGGTAGGACAAACAGTAATCTCCGTTCAGCAGTTGATCGATCATGGTGCTCGTCGCGCAGGTAAGCTCGCGGAAGAGCTGACGGTCGAGCAAGTCTCGGCTGCGAAGGACAGCCTGTTCTATCTGCTGTCGTCGCTGACCAATTACGGCATCAATTACTGGTGTATTGAGCGCACGATCATCGGTCTGCAGCCAGATCAATATCAATATTATTTGCCTGTTGGCTCAAATGACATTCTGAATGCCAACTTTCGCACGCTCACAGCCATCAATACAGGCTATTACAGCACCTCTGGCGATACTGCTAACGCATTTGACGGGGTAGGTAACTCCATATGCCAATTGACGACCAATACGGGCGCAATCGGCATTACAAACGGCACAAATAACCCTGTCTATATCACCACGATTGGCATTTTGCCTGCTGTGACTGGTTCTGTGACGGTCGATCTGCAGTATTCATTTGATGGCGCGACATGGGTGTCGGTGAAATCACCGGGCGCTGTGACGTGGACAGCAAACACATGGATTTATTACGAGCTTGACCCATCGGTAACAGCTCCACTCTGGCGTATTAAGCAGAGCGCTGGTATCAACATGGGTTTCTATCAAGTAGTGTTCGGCACAAGCCCAATGGCGATCCCGATGGCACGCATGAACCGTGATGATTACTCCAACCTGCCTAATCGCTCGTTCACGGCGTACAGACCGCTTCAGTTTTGGTTTGATCGCACGATTAACCAGCCGAACATGAAGCTGTGGCCCGTCCCGAACAGTATCCAGCCTCAACTTGAAGTGTGGATCAGCCGTTACATTCAGGACGTTGGTCAACTAAGTGGTCAGCTCGAGATTCCTCAACGCTGGTACTTGGCGATCCAGAACGGTTTGGCTCATCAGATGTCGATGGAGTTGCCCGGTGTCGACGCTGCTCGCATTACATACCTTGAGCAGCAATGGGAAAAGCATTTTGCGCTGGCTGAAGCAGAAGAGCGCGATAAGTCGCCTATCTACTTCGCAAGCAACATTTCTTATTACACGAGGTAATCGTGAACATTCTTTCTCATGCGGATGCTAAGGCGCAAGCATTGACTAGATACTTTACTGGCAAACCATGCGCTCGCGGTCATTTTGCTGAGAGGATGGTCTCTAGCCGCAATTGCGTTGCATGCAAGCAAATGGATGATTCGGCTTACCGTTCCAAGAATTCTGATGCCATTTTTTCTACAATCAAAATATGGCGGTCAAAAAATCCACAAAAATTTGCCTCCATCTTGCGTAGATATAGAGATACGCATCGTGACGAAATTCGTGCTCGTGAGCGTGAGTACATAAAAAATAATCCAGACAAAATTGCTGCCAAACAGGCAAAACGGCGTGCATCTCGCTTGATGAGAACACCAGCATGGTTGTCTGATGCGCACAGCACACAAATTGAGAATGTGTATGCTGAAGCGCGTGCGTTATCAAAATTGATTGGCGAATGGTATGAAGTTGACCATATTATTCCTTTGCGAGGTAAACTTGTGTCTGGATTGCATGTGCCTTGGAATTTGCAAATATTGCCTTCCAAGGAAAATGCAATTAAAAGCAATCGGGTGATGTATGGCTAGATTTCTGGACACACTAGGGAATAGTACGCTTAGCATTTTCATCTGCGATCGGTGTAAAATGAAGCGTGCATATTCTGATATGCGTCCTGATGGCAACATTCCGGCGCTTAAAGTATGCAGTGAAAGTTGCTCTGACCAGTTCGATCCGTATCGGTTGCCGCCAAGACAGCCAGAAAAAATATCGATCAGATTCCCTCGCCCAGATTTGAGCGTTGCTGAGAATCACGATGCAATAATCACAGAGACAATAGGAAATAGCCCAATATCTCCTGAGCAAGGTAATACGCCAAATAATGGCAACCTCAACAACTTGAGTCCTTGACATGGCAGATATTAGAATCTCTGAATTACTACCAGCTCTCAACGCTATCTCTGGCGATGAGCTAGTACCTATTGTTCAGAATGGTTTGACGGTTCGCACGACTGTCTCTGCCATCACGCAAAGCCCATCTCAAACGCAGACATTCTTGACTGTTGGTCTACAGTCCACGCTGCCAAATAGCCGATACTTTTCTACTGGTACAGGTATTGGCATTACTGACGGCGGATCGCTGGGTGCGTATACCATTCGGTTGAACGGCACGAGCGGATCACTGGAGTCCGCTGCCACTGGCATCGTTGCCAAGACCGCTGCGAACGTCATCACGTCGCGCACATTAACTGTATCTGGCAATGGTATTTCTGTCACGAACGGTGACGGCATAGCAGGTGATCCCACGTTTGCATTGACTGGCTTAGCGCTCGCGCTTGCCAACGCATCAGGCACTGGATTGCTAAGCATAAACGGCTCGGCATTGAGCCCACTGACATTGACTGGCACGACAAACCAGATTGATATCACCAACGGTAATGGCGCAGGCGGAAACCCTGTTGTCGCGATAGCAAGTAACCCAGTGATATCAGGTTCTGGCGGCATGGTTGTTCCTGTCGGCAACACCGCAGCAAGACCTGCGCTGCCAGCAAATGGAACGCTGCGCTACAACTCGCAGATCGGCAACTTTGAGGGATACGCAAACGGCGTATGGACGTCTGTATATACAGGAGCTGGAGTTACCTCGGTAGCTACTGGAACGGGGCTCACAGGTGGGCCAATCACCACGAC